AATTTTTATTGGTACTCGCTGTAGTACTTTGGATATTCTTGGCAAAGCCGAAGTTAACATAAGCGTTATTATCCCTGCTATTATAACCAATGACGGCGTTGAAAAATCATTTTGCGACGATGTGAAAACGCTTGAAGAATACATTAAAATTCGAGAAAATATAGAGCCGTCAATATGGTGGGCTGAATACATGCAAGACCCTAAAGAACAAAAAGGATTGTTAATTCCTGAAAACAAACTAAACAGGTTTGAGGCTTCTGAACTAGACGGCTTACCTATAAAATCATTGTGCTTCGTTGACCCTGCCAATACCGGAGGTGATAATTTTGCAGCTATTTTTATCGGTATTTTATTCGATGGAAGTCAAATAAATGTTTACGTTCATGATGTAATACATAACACTGCGGGACTCGAAGCTAATAGCATCAGAACGGTTGAAAAAATGAAACTATACAAGTGTGAAAACGTTACTGTGGAGGTAAACGGATTGGGGGTGGCGGCAAAATTGGCAATCATGCGAGATATGAACGAAAATGCAGGACTTATTCCATTGAACAGCCGAGAGCCTAAAGAGGTTCGGATAATTTCAAACTATGAATTTATTTTGAAACACTTTTATTTTATTAACAGTCCCGATAATCACGAATACGTTGCCTTTGTAAGCAATCTGACCAATTATGTGTATGGAGCTAACAATTTACATCGACAAGATGCAATAGATGTGTGCAGCATGGCAGCTAACTACTTGAAGGTTGTTTACAGTGATTTGATATATTCATAATACTGTTAATATTTATTTCGTTAAAAAGCATGACAAAAGTCATCTTTTGCGTATAATTGCGAAAATGACTCACTATTGTAATGGAATTTAACCTATCAATCAGACGTAATAGAGCCAACAAGGAGAACACCCCGGTAAATACAGGAGCTTTAACAGTGCCGCAATTTATTTCTGTAGAACAAATGGCGGACATCGTAGGACTGTCATCACGCAATAAATATAATATTGACACAAAACAAAAAACAGGGCAGCAGGAAGCATACGACTACTGTCCAATTGTTTCTGCAATTATAGGTAAGAGGTCGCAATATTCATTAAATGGCATTCTCATGGTTGACGGCAAACCAGTAGAAGAACTGCCTGATAATAGTGCTATTAAAAAAATATTGATAGCACCAAACCCATTACAGACAATTTCGGAGTTTCAAAATCAGGTTAATATTTATCGTGATTTGTTCGGTTACTGCCCAATTTACAAGGTTTACGGAGCGAACAGAAATACGGGCGTTCCGATGTCCTTATATGCAGTTAACCCTCTTTGGTGCGATATTGTTTTGAGTAACAAGATTGTCAACCAGCAGTCGACCTCGGGAATTATCGAAAGCATATCGTTCAAACTATTGCCAAACGGTGAATTAATAACCCTTAAAGGTGAGGCTGTAAATAACATTTATTTTCTTAAGGGCCGAAATAGCGATAAAAATAATCCTGCTATAATGCAGTCGCCGCTGTATGATTGTTCTGATGCGATAAATAACTACAATATTGCTATCAATGTTTACGGCAACCTCATGCAAAATAGCGTTATGGGTATTATTGCCAACAGGGGGAATAGCGATATAAACACTATGACTGGTAAGCTTGAAAAAGACACCGTTCAAAGAAACATTGAGGAAAAACATGGGCTCGTTTCAGGGCGTAATCATTTTATTATTACCTCTGCAAACATGTCATTTCAATCATTAATGGCAAATGTCGGCAATCTTGGGCTTCCTGAGGCGATTAAAATTTCAGTTAATACTTTGTGTAATAAGCTGGGGTTTTCTCCTGAACTTTTGGCAGATGAACAGGCAAAATTCGAGAACAAGAAAATTGCAGAAATAGGGCACTATCAGAGCGAAACTATGCCAGCAGCCGATGAAATGGCTCGTATGTTTACTGAAATTTTAGGTGTGGCTGTCGCTTTTAGCTATAATCACGTTGCAGTGTTGCAGGAAGCAGAAGAGAGAAGGGTGGATGCACTAAATAAATCAATAGAAGCTTATGGTAAACTATTCAGCGATGGTTTAATAACTCAAAATGAATACCTGATGAATATAGGACAGCAGCCTCGTGATGGTGGTGATAAGTACATTTCAGAGATTAGCAATGTACCGCTTGCGGTTAAATTTGGAGTCGGTGGTACAACTGCCATTCAAGCCATATTAATCGACACAACGCTTACGCCTGAACAGAAAAAGGGTATTTTGCAGGTATTATTCAGCATAAGCGAACAAGATGCTTCATTAATGCTTAATTTATAGTCATGGAAAAAACAGTTAAAGAAATTATCATCGAGGAAAAGAAAAAACAACAGGCTAAAATCGTTAAAAAATGAACGAATTTAAAGACAAATCAGAGTTATTTGCACATTTAAGGCAAAATAAAGAGCTTTACAAGCGTGCAAAAATAGCAGAATTAAAACACGCTGACGGTGTAAATTGCGTTCCATTCTCACGTTTTGAACCTAAACAGCAAACTGTTAAGGCTTTTGAAATGCCGACGAACCAGACCGAAACAGACGCAAATATTTTAAAATTGTCAGTAGTTGTCAATACGACAAATATTCGGGATAGTCATAAAGACGTTCATATTCCTGGTATTTGGAAAAAATCGTTACAGGAAAACAAAAATATATATCTTTTTCAGGAACATATAATGAGATTTGACAAGGTTATAGCAGACAAAGTAAACGCTTTCACACAATCGTTCATGTGGTCGCAACTGGGAGCACCTTATGTTGGATTAACCGAAGCTCTTGTTTTCAATGCCGATGCTGAAAAAGACCTCAACCCTTATATGATTGACAAATACATAAAGGGCAAAGTAAAGCAGCATAGCGTGGGGATGCGTTATGTTCAGCTATTCCTTGCCATGAAGTCAGATGACAGGCGTGATTACATTGAACGTGAAGTTTGGGAAAAATACGCATCGCAAGTGCATAATTTATCAGAATTTGAAGAAGAAGATCCTTATTTTTGGGCAGTAACCGAAGCAAAATTAATTGAAGGTTCGTCCGTAATACTTGGCTCAAATTCCATAACGCCAACCATGCAAGTAGAGCAGCCGAAACAAATCACTGCTAACGATGAGCCGTCGCATGAGGACACTCAAAAAAATACAGGCTGGGAGGTCTTTGAGCTACAAAAATTGAAGTTTAACTAAACAATTATTTTAAAGATGAAAAAAGAAGAGATTTTAAATTTGATTACCGACGAAAATCAGAAAAAGTCGGTTAGCACTATTTTGGATTTCGCAGAAGGGGTTGCAAAATCGCAACGAATGACTGAAAGCGAATTTGAAACAATGCTTAAAACTAAAGCCACAGAGCTTGAAGTTGAGGTTGGCAAAGTGAAAGGACTGCAGGAGCAGCTCGACAAAATGGGTGCAGAGATTTCGGCAATGAAAGAAAAAGGCGGAAAAGAAGAAGTCAAAACTTTAACCGACATTTTGAAGTCAGCATCAAAAGGATTTGAAAACTTCGGGCAGTCGGCGGGCGACAAGATGAGCTTAAAAGTGCCTCTGTCAAGTGTTGCAAAAACAACAGTTACAATGTCATCTATCACGAGCGACAACGTGGGAACTGTAATACCCGGATTCGGACAGATGAAAACCGCACGTCCTCGCATTGCTTCATTGCTTGCACAGTTTCCAATAGGCGCAAATAGTCATGGTGTTGTGTATTACACCGACCAGACGACCCGCACAAGTGGAGCAGCCGCTCGCTCGGCAGGTTCTGCAGCCGGTGAAAGTACGATAGCTTGGACTGGTTACAGTGCACCGCTGGAGTCAATAAGCGACAGCATTCCATTGCATAGAGAAACATTGAGCAGAGTTTCAGAAATGGAGGCCGAACTTCGTAACTTTATTACCACAAATCTTGTGCTGGCAGAAGACAATTATTTGTTGAACGGAACAGGAACGCCTCCGCAAATTCAGGGTATTTACGACCTTGTAAGTGCTTTCGACTCAAGTGCTTACGCAGGATTTAAACCCAAAAAGGCAGCTCTAATTGACCTCATCGTTGTTATGGCAACCGAAATAATGAAGGACAGTAGCTACAATGTTGATACTTGCATTGTTAACCCTGCTGATGCTCTTGGCATTACCCTTGAAAAAGACGTAAATGGTAACCGCATTAATTTCATTATGACAAATCCATTGACCGGAGAGCAGATGGTTAAAGGTATTCGCATTATCGAAAGCGCACATCAAACTATTAATACCTTGACAATTGGCGATTTCACGAAGGCACGTCGTTACTTTGGCGATAACATCAACATTGAATTCGGATATAACACTTCGGGCGATTTCACAAAACGTATCATTACCATGCTGGGTAATATGGAGTGTTTGTGTTTAGTTCGCAACTGCGAAGCCGATGCCTTTTTGAAATCAACTGACATTGCCGGCGACATTCTCAACATCACAGAGGTAACTGCATAATAACTTAACAAAAAAAAGAAAGGAGTAAAATAATGAAAAAGTTTTTTGCAATATTAATTATTCTGTTTTCGGTTGCTATGACCGTTAACGCTCAAATGTTAACTACAACACTTCCGAAAGGAACAACGTATGTTAACATTGCTACTGACTACACACTCACTGCCGCAACACAACGTTATTGGCAGATTAATACCACGCAGGATTACTACACAGCACAGGCAGTAATTGTTCAGATGGACACGCTTCCTGGTACTCATCACACTAACGTAGCCGTTCAGTTATACGGTCGTTATGGCGCCAATGATAGCTGGGCTACAATAGGAAGTGCAGTTAACTGGAAGTGTTCGGGTGCTGACACGACTATTGTAATTTTAAATGCTACCGAAAATGGGTACCGACAATTTAAGCTAAATTTTACCGGTACTGGTGCGGGGGCAACTTCACGTGTGAAAAATATGGAATTTAAACAGTGGTTTGGGTTACCGTAACAATGTAAAATCATGTTAGTAAGAACAAAAGACGGTCAGATTAAGGATGTAAACGCTTACTACGGTGAACGGTTAATTGCCGGAGGTGTATGTGAAATTTACTACCAAAAGGAAAAAACAGAAGCACCGGCAAAAAAAGAGGTTAAAAACAAACCGACAAAAAAAGTTAAGCGATGAATCCACTTATCGACCAATCATATTTTAATGGCGTGTGTTCGCTGCCAAAACAACAGACGGCAGAACCTGTAGCAACATATATAATCAGGTCGCAACGTGATGTTTTGCTGTCGTTACTTGGCAGCGTTCTGTACGCTGATTTATTGGCAAACGAAACTGATGCAAAGTGGCAAGCTTTATTGTATGGAGATACTTATACTGTTGATGTTGACGGAATAAGTGTTACCGTAACTTATGGCGGAATAGTAAACACTACTG